CACACATCAAGGTGCGGGTGCGTCTGTGTGATGTACAACGCTACAGATCCTCCACCAAGGAAAGGTTCACGAAACTCTTTATAATCAGAAAAAAGTGGAAAGAACTGTGCCATCTTTTTGACAGCACGGGACTTACCACCAGGATAACGAAGAGGAGTTTTCAGAGATGTCATCAGTGAGGATCATAGTAACGAATAAGTGCTCCTGCCGCAGCGATGAGCACAACAATAATTATTAGTGCGGTCATACGATAAGTTTTTTGGTTGGCGTTGTGATAACGCTCTTGCGGTTGAACATTTTATTATACTGTTCTTCCAAGTTTGGTGCAAGTTTTGCAACAAAGATTACAAAGTTCTTAGGAATAGTAAGTTCCTTTTCTTCAGGATCTTGCAAAGGTGCAAATGGAACAAACCCAAGTTGGGTGCCATCAGCATTTGCAGGAACAGCGGTGATAGCATCACAGATGGTAAGACCTTCTGCAGTATCTTCGATCACGTCAGCAACGACGTTTTCTCCACTCATAAGACGAATGTACTGTACGCTCATTTCATTTTCTCCATAACAGATTTAATAGATTCAGACATCTGGTGATAACCAGACCCGATATAGATCTGACCTGCAACTACAGCAACTGTAGCAGCACCCCAGAAAACATAATACCAGTGGGACTTGATTTGCTTAATCATTTGAATTCACATTCTAACATCAACTGAGTCATACATGCAAGTAGATTGATCTCTTGATCAACCGCAAAAGCAGATTTGTATTGATACTCTGCGATAATCAGAACAGCAGCAGCAACAGAAGGTCCTGTCATTACTGCAGATAGAT